AAGTGAGCAGGATAAAGTCAGCAACGCCACCATTTGTGCCACGGGTTGTGGCAACGAAATCTTGACTTGATTGAACCCTGCCATCAACATCAACCTTGGAGTTTGTGTCTGGCGAGGAAATCCCAATCCCCACGCGACCAGAGGAATCAATCCTCATGCGCTCCGTATAAGACGCATAGCTGCCATTAGTTGTGGCGAATTGAATTTCGCCCTGAACAGTTGAATTACCTCGCGCAATGAATGCCCCACCTGTGCTAGTAGCGCCCATCGCTGCGGCATAGGACGGCGTACCAGTAGCCCGAATGATCAGTACGTTTTCTTGAACGGTTGGGTCGTTAGCAGCGCGAATATCGAACTTGGCAACAGGCCCACTAGTTCCGATCCCGAACAGGCCAGCCGATGTGATTCTCATGCGCTCCGCAGGAGTCGCAGCACCATCCGCAGTCGTCTTAAACAGCAAACGACCTGGGTGACTAACGCCTGAAGTCCACGTTCCACCGTCACGTTCGCCTTCAATTTCTACGGCTACGTTTTGGTCAATATCACCAAACTTAATCTTGCCTAGTTCAGCTCCAGCCGTGGAAGTGCTAGGTGTCGCCCCTCTGTTAATCCAAAGCACTGCATCACCTGCACCTGCCGCGCTGCTGCCCTCAAGAATGAGAGAAGCTTCTGCACTGCTACTGGATAACCCGATCAAAACACGACCAGCGGAATCCACTCTCACGCGTTCGCTGGCAGATGTAACGAATTTCAGATCATTTCCAGCGCCGCCCATCTGGGGAAAGTTTCCCCCAGTCGAAGTATCCCTGAACTGAATCGTGCTGTCAGTGCCACCCGTCTCAAATCTGGCTACTGCGCCAGAAGCAGTCTGATAAACATGAAGAGGTTTAGCAGGCGAAGTTGTCCCAAGACCCGTGTTACCTGAAGAATCAATCCGCAATCTTTCCGTAGTGCCAGCACCGATAATTACGGTGTCAGCAAGAGCTGCAGTTCCGTCAATATCACCAATAATTGTGTTATTTGAACCAGTGGTAACTTGCGCTCCAGAGCCATAACCAATACATATATTTTTTGAACCTGAGGCCAGATTGAATCCAGCCCTATAGCCAACAAGCGTATTGTTGTCGCTTGTTACAAGACGCCCAGTATCGCGCCCGATTGCAATGTTACTGCTGCCTGTACTGTTAGTCTCTAGAGCTTCTCTGCCAATCGCGATATTGTTTGCGCCACTTGTGTTGCTTACAAAAGCAAGACTGCCAACGACAACATTTGAAACAACATTGCCAGCGCCACGCCCAACGGTGAGGCCATTAATGTCTGCGTCGCTGCCAGCAAACAGATCTTCAATGCTGACCTTCTTCGTAATATCAGCACCTACGTCAACAATCGGCAGAACATCAGTGCTCGCCGGACTGGTATAAGCGACCAGATCGGTAATTTTGATGTCAGCCATGGAACGTACCTAGATAGCTTGATTTTAATCCTGAATCAGGTCTTGATACAGGCCAGCAGCGCGACGTTACGCGGACGTGTCTCAGTACCACCCGTGAATGACGTATCAACGTCTGGACCAGTGCCACTAGGCGTATCTTGGCCGTAGCCTGAATCACCCCCCGTTGTGTCGAATTGAACCCTCGTAATTGTTGGCGTGTAGTGCTGGTGACTCTTGATCTCATCAGCCTGAGGGCTGCCAAGTACACGCCCAGAGTCAACACCACGACCACTGTCTAGGCCACGAATAAACTCACCACGGAGATCCGGTAAGTTGAACGTCGTCGATCCATCCCCAATTCCGTACTGCGTTCCGATTGCGGCGAACAGATCTGAATACGTTGTTCGGCTAACTGCTGCACCGTCTGCTTCTAAATACCCGGTAGGTGCGGTTGCTCTTGCGCTATAAATCACCGTTCCAGCGGGCGTCTGATCCGAAGCCGCTGGAATGCCTGCAATCTCGGTATCGACATAACCTTTGGTAGCGGCCATGTTTGTTGTCGTTGGAGCACCCACTAAGGTCAAATCACCCGTGAGCGTTCCACCGGACAACGCAAGGTACGTTGACGCCGCTGTAGCAATCTGCAAATACCGTGCATCACCATCTGCTTCAGTGATGCCCAGCGGATCGACACGCACAAACTGTGCGCCGTCATACATCTTCAGTTCGTCAGGTGTCTGTGATGTGTCTTGCCACAACTGACCCAATACAGGGCTGACAGGTGCAGACGTCCCAGGGTTCGTAGCAACTGCAGAACCTGGCACGTAGCTGACGGTAGTAAAAGAAGTACCGTTGTAAACCTTTAGGACTGGTGGGTTTGTTGACGTGTCAACCCAAAGCTGTCCGTTATATGGCGTCGTTGGGGCGACCGTTCCAACAGTCAGTCCAAGTTGGGTCAGCACCAAACCCAGGTCTGCGGCAGTGATCTTGCGCGTTTCACTTCCGCTGATGCTTGTAAACGGAAGGATGTCGCTACTTGCAACTGTTGTTGCTGCAGGCAGCTGTGAAATGCGTGCGTCAGCCATCAGTACCCAACAACAGTGATGTCAACCAGACCAGACGCGAGTGCGCCTGCGGAATCTCTACACTCAATCGTAACTGAGCTAGTAGACTTTGCGGTTACGTAAGCAGTGACCGCAGTTGAACCGCCGGTCTGCAACGCAGTGATCTGCACGCTTTCAACGCTGCGGAATGTTTTGGTCAGACTGACCGCCGTTCCAGTGTTTGAGATCGCAACGTCACTTTGCTTTTCAATGACATCGGGATAATCCAGCTGAGCAGTCAACGCAGTAATCTCGCCTGCAGTTACGCCACCATCCGCACTTTTGAATCGAGTTTCAACGCGGTAAACATCACCCAGCAACTTTTCATACGGTGCATACGGGTGAACGATGCCGCCTTCGGCAAGTTCATTGGGGTTGTAAAAACGCTGCTCAGCAAGCAACAAGGTGTCATCTTCTTGCAGAATGTTGAAATCGTTTTCTTGGGTCAGCTCGATTGGATCCCCTGTCAATGCGATGAGGCTGTGCTGATACGTTGCCGTTGCTGTTGTGCTAAACAACAGTGCGCTTTCTAGGTTGTTATTGTCGAAATTCCAGATGAAAAGACTGTCTTCTGTTGGGTCGGTTTGGACAAGGTTGTTACTGCCGTCAACTTCACAGTTGATGTAAGTTCCAGGCCAGTAAGGTGCGCTTGCAGTCTTCGCGTCAACTGTCTGCACTGCATTTTCCACTGGCGGCGCGGTGACGTTCACCAACACATACGCTGGAACGTCTGATCTCCACTGCGTTGCATCGACCGCTTTGACCATGACGACCCAAGAGTCAACGTCAAACAGACTGGTTTCAAACCACTGTTGCTGAGCAGGCAAACCACCAGAAGCTAATTCAATTCCGGCGGCCCATGTCGCAGACGCATCAAGACGGGCTACCAACTCACTGGGACCAGAAACCGCGTAAACACCCGTTGCTGTCCCAGTAATATCAACTGTGGCACCGCCAACGGTAGTGCTGACTTTGAACTGTGTACTTGTAAATCCCTCGCTAGAGACGAAATAAGTAAGACCTGCTGTGATGCCCGTTGGCAGAGATCCAGACGTTGCAGAAAAAACAATCTCGTCATCAACAGCAAGCAAGTGCTGATTCAAAATTGTTCCGGTAACGGTGCCCGTCCGAATGGAAATCAGGTCGGTGTCAACATCAAAGTCAACAACGTTTGAAACAAGCGTTCCACGCTTAAACCTGACTTCGTATCCTGTGACGTCAGTGACGACGTTTTGATCCCAGCTGCCGTATTCAGTCAGGGGAAGCTGCCAACTAAATCGCTTCCCGCTGCTGTCCTTGTTCTCTACAACACTAAAGTTGCTAGGCGTCGGCGGTGTAATTTCACCACGCTCCACGAAATCGAAAATGTAGTCAGTCGGTTCTTCGCCGTAAATTGAACTGGTGAAATTGACGCGAACGTCGTAGGTGTCAGGCGCATGGAACGCGATAGTGTAATAACCCGTCAGCGGAATGTCGGCTAGGAAGTACCACCCCTCAGCGTTTGGTTCTTTGACGCCTGGGATTTCACCGCTACCAAGAATCCTTGGTTTGATCCAGCAGCGGTAACCGCTGACCCTCTCAGGGATCGGCGCCGTTCCAGCATTCACAATCAGTAGCTGTGTGCCGTCAGGCTGGTTCGCGTGATTAACGATTGCGCCGTACGTTGGATCACTCAAGTCGGGGATTGGATCAAACGGGTCTACGTCATAAACTTCCCAGTCCGACTGACTGCCGAGACGGTTTACAGTTGCAACCCGGACTTGATACTCGTTACCGAAAACGTGAACGGCAAGCGGACTTTCGACGGTTGAATCCTGTAGCTGCAGAATTTCTGACCACTGCGTATCACCGACTTTGCGCCACTGATACCGATAACCCCGGAGCAGCAGATCAATACTGTTGTTGAACTGAGGCGCTTTCCAGGATGCTTTAATTGATGCTTGACCGTTTG